AATACAATAAAAAAATATGGCTCAAAAAGATTTATTTTCGAGATTAAAAAGATTATTCTCAACGGATGTAATTATTCGTAACCAAGGTGGAACACAACTTAAGGTTATGGATGTTAATCAAATTCAACAATCCGGTGAACTCCAAACAAATTCCCTAGTAGATAGATTTAATAGAATTTACACTAACTCAGCTACATCATTATATGGATACCAAAATTCATTTAACTACCAAACACTAAGACCTACTCTATACTCAGAATATGATGCTATGGATACAGATGCTATTATTGCTTCTGCTTTAGATATTATAGCTGATGAATCTACTTTAAAAAGTGAGCTAGGTGAAGTATTATCAATTCGTAGTTCGGATGAAGATGTACAAAAAATACTATATAACTTATTCTATGATGTATTAAATATTGAATTTAATCTTTGGCCTTGGATTCGTAATATGTGTAAGTATGGTGATTTTTTCTTAAAATTAGAAATCGCTGAAAAATATGGTGTATATAATGTAATTCCATATACTGCATATCACATTGAAAGACAAGAAGGATATGACATGAAAAATCCTGCATCTGTAAGATTTAGATTTGACCCAGATGGTATATCAGCCTCAAGTTATGGTTACTATGATGTACCTAACTCATCACAGCAAGGAACTTCTATCATATTTGATAATTACGAAATGGCTCATTTCCGATTATTAACTGATACTAACTTCTTACCTTACGGTAGATCATATATTGAACCTGCTCGTAAATTATTTAAACAATATACATTGATGGAGGATGCAATGTTGATTCATAGAATCGTTCGTGCACCTGAAAAACGTATATTTTATGTTAATGTTGGTAATATTGCTCCTACTGAAGTAGAAAACTTCATGCAGAAGACAATTACTAAAATGAAACGTACTCCATATATTGACCAACAAACAGGTGAATATAACTTGAAGTACAATATGCAAAACTTACTTGAGGATTTCTACATTCCAGTTCGTGGAAATGATAACTCAACTAAAATTGATACACTACCAGGTCTACAATATGATGGTATTACGGATGTTGAATACTTAAGAGATAAATTATTTGCTGCGTTAAAAGTACCTAAAGCGTTTTTAGGCTATGAAAAAGATTTAACAGGTAAGGCTACATTGGCTGCAGAAGATATTAGATTCGCGCGTACAATCGATCGTATTCAACGTATAATGTTATCTGAATTAAATAAAATTGCTTTAGTTCACTTATATACACAAGGATACTCAGCTGAGAGTTTAACAAACTTTGAATTATCATTAACTACTCCTTCTATCATTTATGATCAAGAAAGAATTGCATTGATGAAAGAAAAAGTTGAATTGTCTAACTCTATGATGGATGGACATTTAATGCCTACAGATTGGATATATGAGAACATATGGCATTTGAGTGAAGATCAATATGAAGAAATGAGAGATTTAATTAGACAAGATGCTAAACGTAAATTTAGAATCAGCCAAATTGAATCAGAAGGTAATGATCCTGTTGAATCTGGACAATCATATGGTACCCCACATGATTTAGCTTCACTATATGGTAGAGGTAGATATGATAACGATGAGGATGTTCCTGTAGGATATGACGAAAAAAATCCATTAGGAAGACCAGAAGAAAAAGTAACTAATAGAAATACACAAGATGATTCATTAGGGAAAGATAGAATTGGGTCTTTAGGAATGAAACGTGATGATGAAGAGTCATCTTCAATGAGAACTAATTACAAAGGTGGCTCACCATTGGCGCTAGAAGGTAGATCACCGTCAGCATCCCAACTAGATATGTTAAGTAAAGTTCCATTTAGTAAAAAACAAATGATATTTGAAGCAGATAAACAGAAAGAATCACTATTAGATGAAGATAATATTGCGAGTGATAACTTTTAATATATTTATAAATAAACAAATATTATCATAGAATGAAGATTAAACATTCGAAGTATAAAAATACTGGTATTCTTTTTGAATTGTTGATTAGACAAATTACAGCTGATACCTTAGATGGAAAAGACTCACCAGTTAAAGAAATGCTTAAAAAATATTTTGTTAAAACAGAATTGGGGAAAGAATACAAATTGTATGAAACTTTACTAAATAAAACCAGTATTACCGAGACTAAAGCAAATATTGTAATTGATACACTTTTAGAAGCATCTAAAAATATTAATAAACGAGCAGTTAAAAAACAAAGATATAATCTTATTAGTGAAATTTCAAAGTACTATGATTTAAACGAGTTTTTTAATCATAAATTACCTAACTACAAAACACAAGCTGCTTTCTATACACTTTTAGAGGCATATGATATTGGAAATATAGTAAATCCTAATATTATTATTACAAACAAAGTAACTATATTAGAGCATTTAACAGCAGCAATAATTACAGAAAAACAAGTAAGAGATAATGTGTTGGAGGAATTCAAAAAATCTGATAAAGATTTACGTACTTTAACATATCGAATAATTTTAGAAAAATTTAATGGTAAGTATGATGAATTAAATACTCACCAAAAATCAATTTTAAAAGAATTAATTAATTCAATTGATAATTCACCAAGATTAAAAGAATTTTATAGTTCTAAATCTACTGAAATTAGAGAAGAATTAACAAAATTAAATAAAAAAGTCAAAGACCAAGTTACAAAAATTAAGGTTAACGAAATCATATCAATTATGAAACCTTTAGATAAAAATGTAAAGGTATCTGATAATGATTTGATTAACCTATTACAATATTGTGATTTAGTTAACGAATTAGAATTAGCGAATGATTGAGACTATAAAAAATATCATTAGAGAAAAAGTCAAAAAACTTAAAGAACAATCATCAACTGGTGTTGGTGGTGCAACTTTTTCTCCTGGTGCTGGTGCTCAATATGCTACACCTGCCGCATTTAATAAAAACATTAATGCTAAAGGAACAAAAAGTATATACTATTATAAACTTGGATACAAACCAGTACCTAAAAAAATTAAGGGATCTGGATTAGAAGTTAAACAATTGTTTGAAGATGAAATGTTAAATGAATATAACGATTTTCAACAAGATAGAATAAAAGCATTTGAGTTAGTAGAAAATGAATTAAATTCACTATTACCACTAATATCAAACGCCAAAAATGAAACAGCAGAATTTTATGCTGAAAACCCAGGTTCATACGAAGTAGTTACAGGAACAGATTTAATTTTAGAATATATAAAAGACATTAAAACTTTATTAATAGGAGAACAATAATGAAAACATTAAACGAACAATACAGATTAATTAAAGAAGATAAAGGACATAAAGGTATGTTCTTAACTGAAGCAAAACGCCAATTCCCTAATTACATCCGTAATGCAGCTACGTTTGAAGAAGCTGAAAAAACATTAAAACAAAAAGGTGTAATCACTGAAAATTTTACAGGTTTAGAACCAATTAATTCTCCTTTCTCTACAAAAATTATTCAACCATATGAGACTGCTTTTAAAAAATTCTTAGAAGAGGCAAAATCACCAGAAATTAAAGCAAAGGAAGTTAAAGCTAAAGTATTAAAATCACAAGAAGACGATGAAAAAGCTGAGCTTAAAACTACATCTAAGCAAGTTGAGGATGATTTAAAGCATGGATATGATAATATAGATAATAAAAACATAGACAATTTGATATTTGATCAAGTAATGACAGGATATTACGCTGAAATGAAAGATCCAAAGAATGCAGATAAAACAATGGAGCAATTAAAAGACATTGTTTTAAAGAATCTAGCTAAAGATCCAATTTTCTATACAAAAGATGGTCAATTCGGAGTTAAAGGTTTAGGTTACACAACTGAAGCACCAGGTTTAGGTACTCCAAAAGAGGCTAAAGGAAAATATAAAGCATCTGGGTACGGTGATTTGAAAGAAGGAGTAAAATCCATATCAAAATACGCACCATCATGGGTACATACAATCTTCAATAGTAAGGAATATATAGAAATAACACCACAAACTAAACTAGAAAAAGGAGACCAGCTCATAGGAATTAATACTGGAATATTCTATGAAGTTTTTAAAGATAACGGTACAAACGTAATTATTGTAGACGATGCATATGGAGAGAAAAATCAACGTTCTAGAAAAAAAATAGAAAATTTTTATTTAATTAAGAAAAAATCAACAATAGAAAACCTATACGGTGATTTGAAAGAAGGACAAGTAGATATGAATAAATATTACCCTAAAATTCATAACACAGGAACTAAAATAGAATATAAAGGTAAAACTGGTGAAATATCTGGTAATTTTATGGTTGGTGGTGAAGAATTTGCCTCATATAAAGTTAAATTCGATGATGGAACAACAGATGAAATAAGTACAGCAGACGAAAATATTAAATTTTTAGAAGAATCACTTGAAGAACAAAAAATACGTAAAGCAATTCGTGCAATTGTAAGCGAAGAACTTAACAGCGAAGCTATAGGTAAAAACTACCCAGATTTTATAACAGGTGAATATGAAGGTGAACCACAACGTATAGAAGGTTCAGATTTATATCCACTGTTGATGAGTGGATTAGAACATACTGATAATCTAAGTGGATTTATTAAATATGTAATAATGGGAGTTACTAATGATACCTGGGATATAAGTGATGATGATAAACAAAAATTAAGAACTTGGTACGAAAAAAATAATGGTACCCCTATTGACGAAGCAAATCAAATGATTAATATCAATACCGCTAATACCAAAGGTGGTGGAGGTAAAAGATTTGTTCCTACTAAATTT